GTTTTCGGATATGAGGATTGGTACATCGGTGCGGTGAATGATGATAACTAATTATTTGGAGGAACGATACTAAATGCGCAAGCATTATATTACAAGAATATATAAATCAATAAATAATTAAAGTATGGCAGGTTTTACTGACAGACGAGGACCACTAACAAATTCAAATCCTGTAAGAAAGATTCTAAAGGATTTATCTAACCTTGGGATGGCATATGATGATATGATCATCCGTAACTCTCGTGCCGTTGGATTTACTGAAAACCAAATTGGTTATACATTTAATCCAATGGGATCTGATGCAGATGATATTTACTCTGCATTTGCTGCTTTATCATTAACTGATACCACTCTTAAAAAGAACATTTCATTCTTTGATAAAGATTATGAAAAGAAAAGAGATCAATTAAGAACCTTTGCAGTACAAGATGAGATTGAAGATATCCTAGATGTTTTAACTGATGAAGCAATTGTATTTGATGAAAGTAATTATTGTGCATACGCAGAATTTAATGGACATATAAGTAACGCCATTGAAGAAGAGGTTGCTGACATATACAATAATATTTACAATTACTTTGGTTTTAATGATGCTATCCAACCTTGGAATTATTTCCGTAAATGGTTAGTAGATGGATTCCTTGCCTTTGAGATTGTTTATAACGATAAGCAAACTGAGATTATTGGATTTAAAGAATTAGATCCTATTTCCTTAATGCCTGGCATTGACAGTGACACCGGTAAAAAACAATGGGTACAGTATAAAGGACAAGGTCAAAAGGAAAGAAAGCTTTGGGATTCCCAAATTATTTACCTTTCATATTCTCAGGTTAACTCGCCACAGAGGATCTCTTATGTTGAGAGACTTATCCGTTCGTTTAATCTTTTAAGAATCATGGAAACTACCAGAATTATCTGGGCTGTTTCTAATGCTTCGTTTAAGACTCAGTTTATTATCCCAGTTGGTGGTAAATCTAAAACAAGAGCAAAACAATCATTGGCTCAATTAATGAACTCCTATCGTGAAGTGGTAGACTTTAATTATGAGAGTGGTGAAATTCAAACAAACGGCAAACCAATGATGCCGTTTAATAAAGAATATTGGTTACCTTCAAAGGACGGCGAATCACCAGAGATTAGTACTATTGGTGGTGATGGACCTGATCTTGGTGATACTGAATCGCTCAAATACTTCTCAGATAAATTAAAGATGGCATCTAAGATTCCATTCTCTAGATTTGATAAAGAAGGCGGCGCTACATATGATATGGATGCAAGCGGTATGATGAGAGATGAAATTAAGTTTTCTAAATTTGTTGATCGTTTAAGATCAATGTGGCAGGAAATCCTAGTTAAACCGGTATATCTTCAAATGTGTCTTAACCATCCGGAACTTAAGAATGATGTTGCCTTTAAGGCCGGATTAGGACTTAAGTTTGTTAAGGATAATGTCTTTGAAGAAATGAAAGAAATGGAGCTACAGACAAAACGAATTGACTTCATTGGAAATATGAAAACTCAATTAAGTACAATGGATGCCGAAATGAATGAAATTCCATTCTTTGACCTCGGCTTCTTAGTTAAGAGATATGGCGGATTTACCAGAGATGACCTTAAGGCTAATCAAAGGGCTAAAGATCGTGCTAAATTAGAAGAAGAAGGTTATAAAGAAGAAGATATTGAAAAAATCCTTTTAGGTGCCGATAAGGCAGATTTTAAACCAGAGAAAGATAGTGGTGGTGTTGAAGAGGATCCATTGGCTGGACTTGGATAAAAACTTTACAAAGATTGTAATATATAAATCAAATAATAATTAGAAAATGTCAGGAAAGAAGCTTTTAATTCTTGAAAGATCCCAATCTAATCTAAACTATACAACCGATAACGACGGTTCTATTGTTTTAGAGGGTGTATTTACCGAGATTGGAGTTCGTAATAAGAATAACAGAATCTATGAGGAGAAAGAAGTTCTTCCTCATATTAATGAGCTCCAGGAAAAGGTTAAGTCAAGTAAGCTTTTAGGTGAATTGGATCACCCAAAGGATTTTGATATTAGTCTTTCTAATGTTTCTCACGTAGTTGAAGATTTAAGATATGACGAAGGAAAGAAACAAGTTCTTGGTAAGATTCGTTTATTAAATACATCTAAAGGTAAAGAAGCACAAGCTCTTATTAAGGATGGCATTCCACTTCATATCTCAAGTAGAGCCGCAGGTACTGTTGATGAAAGCGGTAAGGTTAAGATTAAGAAATTCTTTACCTATGATCTTGTAGCCGATCCTGGTTTTGAAAATGCTGAACTATCAAGAGTTAACGAGTCTTATGGCTTTGGTAATGATAGTGGAGTAATTATTTACGAAATGGAAGAAACACAAAATACAGAAGATAAAAAAGATCTAACAATGGAAAATAACGAATTCGTAACCGTTGAAGATTTTCAAAAGTATACTGAATATGTTTCAGGTGTACTAAACAATGTTAAGGAATCTGCTAATTCCAATAATAACGAATTGGTTGAAAAACTTGTTAAGTATTCTGAGCATATTGCAGAAAAAGTAAATCAGCTAACTGACTACACTGAGTACTTATCTGAAAATCTTGACAAGAACATTTCTTACTCTGACTATCTTGCGGAGAATGTTAACAAAATCAAAGATTACACAACCTATTTGGCTGAAGAATTAGATAACACTATTTCTTATGCTGAGCATGTAGCTGAACAAGCTGATAAAGGTATCCAATATTCTAACTACTTAGGAGAAAGCTTAGAGAAAGGAATTGAGTATACTGAATATGTTGCTGAAAAGGTTGATCAAAATATTGCTTATTCTGAATACCTTGCTGAAGGTTTAGATAAGAGCATTAAGTATTCCGAATACATTGCAGAAAATGTAAATGTTGGAGAATCTGCACCTCTTAATGAATCTGCTGTTTCTGAAGAAGAAGAAGCGGTATGTGAAGAGTGTGGTAAAGTTCATGAAGGTGAATGCGAAACCACAGAAGAAGCAAAAGATTACAAAGATTCTATCGAAGAAGCTCTAAATAAATTAATTGCTAAAGCTGAAACTAAGAATGTTTCTGAAATGCACTTTATGAACTTCTTATCTGAGTCTAAGAAAAATGAATTTAACTCTCTTTCTGAAGAAAAGCAAACTGCAATTGTTGAATCAATGAATGCAAATCCAATTATGTCAACTGTACAAGCTGAAAACGTTTGGGAATCTTGCTTTACTCCAAAGAGAAAGGAATTAAACTTTATTGATGATATGCCAGAAAAATTCCGCGCTAAGTGGGATAACCTTTCTGAGGCACGCCAACAGCAAATTATTTCTGAGTCTAAGTTCCACCAATTAAATACTCCTTATGCAATCAACAATTTCTGGTCAACCAGAGATATGAGATCTGCTCAAGTTGAAACACAGAACTTAAACGAAAGTAAAACTGCTGCTGAACAAACTGAAGCTGCTAAGAAAACGCCACTCGTGAATGAATCTTATGCTGCTGACCTAATTGGTAAAGTTAAGTTTAATTTAGGACGATAAATATAATCTAATAGCTAAGAAGCAAAAAGCTAAAGATTGATTAAATAAAAACAAAAAACAAAAATCAAAATGTACGCAAATCAATTGATTAATGAGGCCGAAGTACAAAAGACTTGGGGACCTATCATTGAGGAGGCTACTGGAATTACTGAAAAGTCTAAGTTATCTTGGATGTCTAAGTACTGCCACTACCATAACCTTAATGAAAGTGTTTACAATACTGTACACCTCAATCCAAACATGAACGTCCAATCTATGGGCGCTCCTGCATTCCCAGGCGATCCTGGAACCATGAATGCATTCGCTGGCCAAACTGCTGGTTCTGGCGATAGACCTTTCTCTTTGTTGCCACTTGCTATGCAAGTTGCTGCTCAGACTGTTGGTCTTGACTTAGTACCTGTTGTACCAATGCAAGGTCCTATGGGAGTTCTTACTTACCTAGACTTCGTATATGGTGGAGGTCGTGCAAAAGCTGCAGGTGGTCTTAACGGCGACGCTGCTCCTTTGCTAATTAAAGCTGATCTTACTATGGCTACTGGAGAATCTGCTCTAGTTGCTGGTGATGTTGTTTATGCTGACTCGGCTGCATCAGGTGACGCTCCTTACGAATTAACTTACGTTGGTAAGTCTCGCATTGATGGTTACTCTATCTTCCGTGTAAGAGGATTAGTTTCTTCTGGAACTTATGCTCAAGGTGCTGAAACTGCTGGTGAGGCTATCTATGAAGCTATTACTTCTTCTACAGATTTCTATTCTGACTACACAGGTTCTAAAACTGTTGTTGGATCATGGGATTCTAACGCTGAATTAGTTAAAGCTTTAGAAGATCACATCCCAGGATTCTCTGGTACTGCTTTTGAAGATAACAACCGTGTTGCTACTGCATCTTCTTTCTCTACGATCGATTCTGTTGATCCTTACGAAAGAGGTACAGGTGAGTCTACTCCAGACAACATCATGGGTCTATCATTGTTCAACAAGTCAGTTGCTGCTCAAACTTACCAAGTTGCCGCTGCTGTTACTCGTGAGCAAGTTCAGGATCTTAAGCAATTCGGAATCGACGCAGTTGCTCAAGTAGAAGCTGTATTGGTTAACGAATTAACTCAATCTATCAACAAGTTTATCTTGGATAGAATCTTCCGTAATGGTGCTACCAATGCTTACAATGCATGGGCAGTTGACGGATTGCAGTTATCTGCATACTACGTTGCTTCTGCTGGTACTACTACGTTTAATTTAGGACCTAACAATTCTTCTAACACTGACGTTACTTTCGATGGTACTACTTTCGCTGGTACTCTTGTTAACGCAGGTGGAGAAACTCAAGGTTCACTACAACGTAGACTTCTTACTAAGATCTTAGCTGCTTCTAACTTGATCGCTACTCGCGGTCGTAGAGGACCTGCTACTTTCGCAGTAACTTCTGGTGAAATTGCAACTGCCCTTCAGGATGTTGCTGGATTCGTTCCTTACCCACTATCTAACACAGTTAACCAAGCTGGTGGATCTCTTTACCCAATCGGTGCTATTGCCGGTGTAACGGTTTACGTTGATCCTAACATGGCTTGGACTGACTACCGTGTTGCTATTGGTCGCAAAGGTGACGGTAATTCTCCAGGTTTGGTATTCATGCCTTACTTAATGGCTGAATCTGTTGAAACAATCGCAGAAGGAACTATGGCTCCTAAGATCGCGGTTAAATCTAGATTCGCTTTAGTAGACGCTGGATTCCACCCAGAAACTATGTACTACACTTTAGGTTTCGCATTCGGTTCAGGTGTAAGCTTGATCTAATCAACCTAATAAAGTATATCTTTAGAAAGG